CGAAGAATTCCACGCAACTTTTATTACAGAGCAAGCAATCGAAGCAGCAGTTAAACTTAGTGTCAAATATCAAACAGATAAAAAACTACCTGACAAAGCAATTGACTTGATTGACGTTGCGTGTGCTAGATTTAAACTAAAAGATCCAGATGTTGAACGTTTGGTTACTGAAGAAGAAGTTCAGTTTGAACTTGCTAAAATGCTTAACATGCCAGTTGAGAACATTGCAGAAAAAGAAACTTCAGGTCTTGCTAATCTAGAACACAATCTAAAACTTGGCGTTTATGGCCAAGATACTGCAATTGAAAACATTGTTGATAAGATTCTTGTTGCACAAGCAGGTCTTAAACCAGATGACAAACCTGTAGGGTCGTTTGTGTTTATGGGACCAACTGGTGTAGGTAAAACTGAAACTGCAAAACAACTTGCAACTCAATTAGGAGTTAAACTTGTACGCTTTGATATGTCAGAATATCAAGAGAAACATTCAGTTGCTAAACTAATTGGTTCACCTCCAGGCTATGTAGGCTTTGAAGACAATGCAGGACAGTTGATTACTAAACTGCAAGAACATCCTAATTGTGTTCTACTACTAGACGAAATTGAAAAAGCACATCCAGATGTGTCGCAAATATTGCTACAGATTATGGATAACGGTAAGATTACTGGATCGAACGGTAAAGAAGCAGACGCACGTAATTGTATCTTGATTCTAACCACTAACCTAGGTGCTGCTGATGCTGAGAAAAATACAATTGGCTTTGGCGACACTATGGAAAAAGAATACGAAGACACTGCACTTAAAAAGTTCTTCGCTCCAGAATTCCGCAACCGTTTAGATGCAACTGTCACGTTTGGTAAACTAAGCAAAGAAGTTATGCTTAAAATTGTTGGCAAGTTCTTGCTTGAACTTAAACATATGGTTAAGGACAAGGGTGTTGCTATCAAAGTTACTGACGAAGCACTTGATTATCTAGTTGATAAAGGATTTGATCCTAAAATGGGTGCTCGTCCTCTACAACGTGTTATTGATCAAGACATTAAACGTCCGTTGTCAAAAGAGTTACTATTTGGTAATTTGAAAAATGGCGGCACGGTTACTGTAAAATTAACAGAAGACTCTAACGGTTTAGTACTTGAAAGCGTTGGAGAAGCACTTGTTACACTATGAAACACATAAACTGTTTTATAACAAGTATCTATACAAGTTAGTCATTAAGAACTCTCTTGCAATTATATTTCGAGAAAAGAAATTTAATTATGCAAGAGAGGTCTTGGATGACCTCCAACATCAATTTGAAAACGGCGAAGTACTAGTACGTTCTACTGGATATCGAAAAAGTCCAGTAGACATACTAGAGTTCTTAGAATGTCTAGCTCTTTACAAAGTGTTTAGTACAGATACTGATTATAAAATACGAGTCGAGAATCCTCACGTACAAGTGTATACAAACGACAAAGACTGGCTGTTAGATCTTTCAACAAAAGTAGTAAGACCTGTAGAGTTATGGCAACCATCCGATGCACATATTTCACATCTAGGTGAGAATATAATAATTGTAAATAGACCAACTAAGTATCAATACAAGGTTACGCTAGGCGATAAACGTGTTGACCGAGGATTTACTACATGGTTAGAAAAGAATCATGATAAAGTAAAAATTGGTCGTATGTGCAAAGATGCAATTAGCGAAGGATTATATGCTGCAAATTATTACTTTTATGTAAGAGACGAGCGTGTACTAGAACTTGTCAAGCTAATGATTACACCTTCTATTCGAAGAATAGACAAATTAGTGTGTAAGCAAGATATTGATAAATAATAGTATGCCAAATAATAGTAAAGTTATAATATCAAATTCAACGTTCGACGGTAGTACAGTAACACTAACCGGCGATAAGTTTCAGGCTGACGGCTACTACGGTCGTGCAGACGGGTTTCACACTGTACAAATTAATTTAAATAATTTCAGTGGCGAAGTAAAAATACAAGGAACACTAGCAATTGATCCTAGCGACAGTGATTGGTTTGATGTAGTATTGTCTAGCAACACTAATGTTTCGGGAACAGTTGACACAACAGGTGCTGTATCTGTAGGCTCAACAGTTTCTATATCAAGTGTTACATATGCTGCTACAACTCTTAACGCTAACTATAACTTTACAGGCAATTATGTTTGGGTAAGAGCTGTGGTTGACAATTGGAGCGGCGGCACTGTAAACAGCATAATGATGAATTATTAAGGGTTAGGACATGGCGCAGAGATTTATTAATACAGGCACAGCAGATTACGCAGGCGACGGTGAAAGTTTACGTGATGCACTTATTAAAGTAAACGACAATTTTACTGAAGTATATACAGATCTTAGTGCTGTACAATCCTTTGATGGTGACTACAATAGTCTAACTAACAAGCCTGACCTCAGTGTGTATGCACTAACAGCAAACACGTTTAACGGCGATTATAATAACCTAACTAACCTGCCAGACCTAACTACACTTGCTACGTTTGACGGTAATTTAGGAACCGTAACAGACGTTACTCTAACTAACGTAACAGACGGACAAGTATTAACATACGACAATACTAGTAGTAAATGGGTTAATGCAGCGCCAGCAGCAGGCGGTAGTAGTTTTGATCAAAATCTAAACACTACTGATAGTCCTACCTTTGTTGGGTTAACTACTACTACTGGAACAGTTACTACACTTGCAGTATTTGGTAATCCTACACTAGCATTGAACGCAGACAGTGTAGTAGCAGATGCACAAAACGGTAATCTAGTTTTACAAACTACTGACACTATTACAAACAATTTTGTTAATGCCTGGGAAGTTAACGGCACTAACGGTGCTAGTTTAGTATTAAATGACAACGGCGTAACATCATCAGAATTGTCAGTTAACATAGACGTTATAGATTTTGGAACAGGAAATACCATTGATATGCAAAACTGTTCAGTACTATTTACTGGTGCTACTATTACTGGGTTAGATACTATAGGTTCAATAGACGGCGGCGGAGCAGCAACAACATATCTAAGTGGCGATTTAACAATAGACGGAGGCGGAGCATAAAATGGCGTCAAAAATACAATTAAGAAGAGATACAGCGGCTAACTGGACATCAGTTAACCCGACACTAAGTCAAGGTGAATTAGGATACGAAACTGATACTGACAAAGTTAAAGTCGGCGACGGCTCCACTACTTGGACTGGACTAGGATATTTGATTGACGGTGTTTCAGGTGCAGGCGGCATTGCACTAACTGATCTAAGTGTTACAAATGATACAACTCCGTTAGAAGGCGGAAGTTTATCGTACGATAATACGACAGGTGTATTTACATATGTTCCAGCAGACGTACCAACAGATACAAATGATCTAACTAATGGTGCAGGTTATATTACTGGAGCAGATATTGCTGGCGCAGTGTCAGGTGCAGCAACTATTGAAGACCTAGTAGGAGCATTAGAAGGCTTAGGAGTATAATATGGAACACTTTGTAAGGATAGTATTTGAAAAGAGTGATAACCTAAATGAAAGTTTAGATGAATCAATCTTTCCAAGTTACGAACTACTTGAGTCAGAGCAAGGAGCAAGCGTGTTCCAGATTCCTCTAGCAAGAGAGCTATCAGAGGAAGAAGCAGATGAGTATGCAGAGCGTTTAGCAAACTATATGTTTGAAAACGGCTATGAAGATTTTGACATTGAAATAAGTACAGATCTTGATGAAGATATTGTTGAAGAAACATACGACGGTGATGACTTTTTCTTAGAGTACGGCGTTATGTGGTTCAATGAGGATGATGTCGTAGACGAAGCAGAGTACCAAGGTCGCAAAGTACCACTAGGCAAACCAATGCGTGGTGATGTCAAGAAGTTTAAAGTATATGTCAAAGATCCAAAGACTAAAAATGTTAAGAAAGTAAACTTCGGCGATCCGGATATGAAAATTAAAAAGTCAAATCCAGAAAGACGTAGAAGTTTCCGTGCAAGACACAACTGTGATAACCCGGGACCAAGAACAAAGGCACGTTACTGGTCGTGTCGTAAATGGTAAGGTAGTAATATGAGATTAAATGAATTTGATATAACAGGCAGCGACGACAACGAATTACCATTTAATGTTGCATCAGACTTAAATGTGTTTATGAAGAATGACCCAATATTCTATCGTAAGCACTATTTTCCTTGCATGAGTCAAATGAGCGATATGCACAGCAAAGGTAAAGAAGTAAACTTTGCAGAATGTGCCCGTCCTATGCTACAAGCAGCAATGGAACAATATTGTAGAAAATTTAATCTTACAAATTCTCCTCAATCACTATTTACTTCTGAAGACGAAGATGCTATAATCGAAATGCTAAAGTCAGAAGAAATGCCAAGAATCGAAGCAGGAGAATATTAATGCGTTTTAGCGAGTTCCGTCCTCAAATAGTAGAAAAACAATTAGGTAGAGCATTCAACCATCTCGAAGACTTGGTCTTTTTTCATGGAACATCTGGTGCAATAGAAGCACTACAACACTTGCGTGATATTGCTACAGAAGAAGGTGGCAAAAGTATTCGCATGAAATGGGACGGGAATCCACAAATTTATTGGGGTCGCGAAACTAAAGGCGGTCCACTTATGTTAGCAGGACACAATGGCTGGCTCCGCGGAGCAAAAGCAACTAGTCCAGAAGAAGTAAAAGACTTTATTGCTAACAAGTCAGGTAATCCAAAATCAGACGAAGAAAAGAAACAGCGTGATGCGTTTGCTTCTGAATTTGCTAGTTTATATCCACTGTTTGATGCAGCAACTCCTAAAGACTTTGAAGGATTTGTATATGCAGACGGACTGTTTCTTAACCCACCTGAATTAAAAGATGGCGTGTACACATTTTGTCCAAACCCTAAATCACAAACTTGCTATCACGTAAGAGCAGAATCAGATCTAGGCAAGCGTATTGCAAAAGCAAAAGTAATGGTAGTAGGACATGCTTATTTTCCAGAGTTTGGTTTAGGCGACTCAGAACAAAAACCTATATCAGACTTTAGCCAATTTGATAAGACCAGTGACCTAATTGTTATGGGTCCTGTGTACAACACTAAGCCTGTTAAAATTGATACTTCACATTTAGATCAAGTAGAAAAATTTGCTAAAACAAGCTCAAGTAAGATTGACAAGTTCTTGCAGAGTGTTGCAGGACTAGGTGATCTAAAAGAAATTATATATCGTTATGTAAACCAAACTGCAAAAGCAAAACAGTTAGATAACTTAGGTGTTGAGCAGTTCTTAAAATGGCTTGAAAATTCTAAAGTCAGTAAACCAAAACAAGCAAAAATTGTAGAGTTAAATAAAGCAACAGACAATGCTCTAGTTGCTATTTTTCAACTTGTAAAAGATATTCAAAATGTAAAAGATGAAGTTATTGATCAACTAGAAGGCGAACAAGGTGAGATTTGGGACACAAACGGCGAAGGTCGTGTGCGTTATGCAGACAAATCTAAAAAACTAGGTAATGTAAAACTAGTACCTCGCAAACGTTGGACACCAGGCTAAGGAAATAAGATGTTACTAAGAGAACTATTTGAAGCAGAGAAATCAGTAGGATTAATATTTGGACGTTTTAATCCTCCTCATAAAGGTCACAAGGCTGCATGGGAAATGGCCAGTGAGAATGATGCATGGTATGTAGGTACTAACAAAAGTAC